TCTTGCCGTTGGAGGCAGCGCCGCCCTCGACGTCCACGTACTTGTTGCTGGATATGCCCATGACGGACCACTTGCCGGACTCTTCCTCGGTGATGAGGAACTTCTGGTTGTTGCCGCCGTGTGCGCCCCAGATCACGACGTTTGCGCCCCTCGCCGCGCTTGCCCCGGAGACGTCGATTGCCATGCTCGTCTTGAGCATGGAGCGAATCTCGTAGATGCCGCCGCTCGCAAAGAGGGGCATCGGGACGAACGCCCAGCGCTGGTTGCGCCCGCCGTTCTCGGAGTAGACGCTGACGTTAGCGCCCATGACAGGGTCGCTCCCGGCGGCGTCGAGTGCGAGCTGCTGGTTGGCTGCGGGTCGAATGGCGTAGGTCGGGTAGGTGACCCCGTCAAAGACCATGCTGCCGCTGTCGGACTCTATGACCCACTGCTGGTTGCGCGCATCGGTGTCGGTCCACTGCAGGACGTTGGTCCCGGAGGCGATGTTGCCTCCCTCCACGTCGATGGACTTGCCGCTGTGCAGGGAGAGAATCTGCGCGGTGCCGTCCTTGCGGTAGGTCAGGGAGAAGAACTGGTTGGTCACGTAGAGGACCTCCCAGACCAGCACGTTGGCCCCGTTCCTCATGTCGCTGTGCGCCACGTCTAGGCAGAGGCCGGGAACCTTCGCGTTGACGATGCGGTAGATGCCCGGTGTCACAGTGTCAGCCACGGTTCATGTCCCCCTTCCGGCGCAGCACGTCGAACAGGCCGAGCATGGCGCTCTGAATCTCCTCGTCGCCGTTGACCACGGCGCGGTCGATGTAGAGGTTGTAGGTCGGGCCTCCGCCCGCCCCGCCGAGCTGCTCGCCAACGCCCTTCGAGAGAAGGTCGATGAATGGCTGCGCGTAGTGCCTGTTGGTCAGCGGGATGATGCTGGACCCGTCGTAGTACTCCACCCCGGCCTCGCCCACGATGCCGTTGGCCGTGAGCGTCGCCCGGTCGATGTAGCCGCCTGCCGCGTTCTTCGGGATGAAGCCGCCTGCCGCGTGCCGCTCCTCGTGCTTGGTGACGTAGGTGGTCGTGATGGTGTTCGAGCGGTCCCTGAACGTCATGTTCTGGTTGGTGCGCATGGCCGAGTTCGCCGCCAAGACCGTGCCGTAGCTGGTCGATGCGGTGGACACGCGGTACCCGAACGGGGCCGTCTCGAAGTTGTTGATGGCACGGGTGCCCTGCTCGACTGAGCTGTAGTTGACCCTCGCCGTGGACTGCGGGTCCTTCATGCCGCCCGCCGCTGCGTTGTAGTCCTCAATGTCCCCGGTGGCCACGTGCACGTCGCCCATGTCGACGTGGACGCCCGTCTCCTTGTTGACGAACTCCGCGCCGTTCCACACCACGAGCTGGCCCATGGCGTCAACGAGCTGAATGTCGTCTACGCTGACCTCCCCGGTCTTGGGGTCGATGGGCAGCTCGTTGTAGTGCTGGATGAGCCACACGAGGTAGTCCATGTTGTCGCCCGCAACCACGGCGAGCCTGCGGAACGACTCCTCGCTGATGCCGTCGAACTGCTCCGTCGAGACCCCTGCGGCCTGCATGGCCTCCGCGAGCTGACGCGCGTCGAAGGACATGCCCTGAATGGCTCCGCTCATGATGGCGCTGCTCTTGATTCGGTTCTCGCGGACGTGCTCGCCGTCGGCCTCGGCCTGCGTAGCGCCGTCAAGGGCGCTCTCGTACTCGCCGAGAATCTGCGTGTTCTCCTGCAGGGCGGCGGCGCTGTCCTTCCAGTCGTGGTAGAGCTGCCGCTCGCCCTTGTCGCCCTTCATCATCATCTCGTTGGCGTAGGAGACCGCGTCGGCGTAGTCCATGTTGCGCGAGATGCCAATGTCAATCCAGCGCTGGCGGCTGGCGTAGTACTTGGACTCCGCCTCGCTGGCCGTGCGGGATAGGTCAATCTGGTCCTGATAGGCGTTCTTGTAGGCGTCGGTGAGGGCGGCTACCCTCGCCTCCTCCTTGCGCTTGGCGATGAGCTGGTCGATCTCGTCGAGCACATTGTGGATTGCGCCCTCCTCGTCGGTGTAGCTGCCGTTGAGGACCGTCTGGGCGTCGTAGGTCGCGCCCGTCTGCTCCTCTAGGTACTTGAGGGCCGCGCGAAGCTCGGACATGCTGCCCGACCAGCCCTCGCCCGCCCCGGCTGCGCTCGCTATGACGTCGCGGTAGCGGTCCAGCATGTGGTTGTTCGCGGCCATCTCGTCGGCGCTCGAACGTGCCGCGTCGGCGTGCGACTTCATGGAGTCGATAACGTCGCTCACGCTGCGGGCGGCGGTCCTTGCGCTGGTGCCGTAGCCGTCGAGCGCGGATGCGTCGCTCTTGACGCTGCCCGTCATGAGGCCGAAGGCCGTGTGCGCGGTCCTCGCCGCCTCGCCGACCTCCTGAGTCCTCTTGGCGGACTCGCGTGCCGCCTTGTTCTCGTCCCAGAACGCCCATGCCAAAGCGGCCACCCCGGCCACGGCACCCATGATGCCGAGTCCGACCATCGTGGCCTTGAACGCCGCCGTCTTTGCGGCAGCAGCCTCCGCCGACATGCCCGTGGCCACGAACCCGGCGCTCATGCGCTCTAGGACGGTGGCCGTGGCGGCGGACCCGCTGAGGCCCTTCGTGACGGTGAGGAAGCCGCCCACGAACGAGACGGCGGTGCCGATGCCGGAGGCAAGGTGGCCCATGATCGTGAGCACCGGGCCAGCGGCCACGGCCATCATGCCGAAGCTGACCACGCTGCGGCGCTGCGAGTCGTCCAGCGAGTTGAACCACTCAAGCACGTCCTCCACGGTGTGCGCAAGGCTGATTAGCGAAGGCTCAAGAGCGCCGCCGATGTTGACCTGTGCGGTCTCGGCCTCGCCACGGAGGTACTCAAGCGCCCAGCCAAGCTCGCCCAACTGCGCCTGTGCCATCTCGGAGGCGTAGCCCGCGTTCTTGGTGGCGTCGATGTAGTCCTGCAGCCCAGCGCTGCCCTCGCTCATGAGCGCGATTGCGGCGGGGAGGGCGCGAGCGCCGAAAATCTTGTTGAGGACGTTGTCCTTCTCGTCGCTGGGCAGGTCCCCGAGCTTGGTGTTCAGCTCGTCGATAACGTCCGTCGCGGACTTCATCTTGCCGTCGGCGTCTCGGACCTCCACACCGTACTTCTCCATGAGCTTCGCGGCGGTGTCGGTCGGTGCCGCGAGTCGCTGCATGACGTTGCGGAGCGCCGTGCCCGCCATCTCGCCCTGCAGGCCGTGGTCGGAGAGAAGCGCGAGAGCGCCGGACACGTCGTTGATATCCCAGTTGGCAAGGTTGGCCCAGCCGCCCACGTACTTGAAGGCGTGGGCAAGGGAGTCGACCTCCGCCGTGGACTTGTTGGCCGCTCCGGCCAGCGCGTCCGCCACCTTGGAGGAGTCCTGAGCGCTGAGGCCGAACACCTTGATTGCCTGCACGGCCACCTCTGCGGCGTCCGCCATGGAGAGGTTGCCTGCGGATGCGAGCAGCATCGTCGAGTTGAGCGCTCCGGCCTTGATCTGGGCCGTGGTCATGCCGCCCTTGGCAAGCTCCGACATGGCGTCCGCGGCTTCCCCGGCGCTGTACTTGGTGTCCTTGCCCCACTTGAGGGCGAGTCCCTCCATCTCGTCGAGCGCGTCGCCGGACACGTCGAGGTATCCGCCGAGCTGCGCGATCTTGTTGCCGAAGTCCTCGGTGGCCGAGATGATGGACGACGGGTTGATGGGCACGTCGAAGATTCGGCCCACCAGCTCTAGGTTGCCCACCATGCGGGTGATGCCCGAGAGCTTGTCGCCCAGCCCAACAAGGGCGTTTCCGCCGGACTGCATCGAGCCGCCGAACCTGCCCCACGCGGTGGAAGCCTTCTGCAGCTCAGCGTTGTAGGTCAGGAGCTGCGACCTAGCGCGCTCCATGGAGGCGATGTTCTTGTCCTGCTCCTCCTGCAGGTGTGCGTACTCGCCGTTGAGCGACTCCACCCCGGCCTCAAGCGTCTTGTAGATGGAGGAGTTCTCAAGCCCGGCGTCGCGCATCTTCTGCAGCGCCGTGCTGGTCGTGTTGAGGGTGTCGCGGTTCTTCTTAATCGCTTGGTCGAACACGTTGACGCGGTCCTGCGTTGCCTTGAACGCGCCGCCCATGTTCTTGACCCGCGACTGCAGGAGGCTGACGCGCGCGGAGTTGTCGAACTTGAGGGCGTTGTTGACGCCCGTCAGGTTGCCCTGCGCCTCCTGCCCGGCCACGGAGATGCGGTGGAGGGCCGCAGCCATGTCCGTGGTGTCGCCCTCGAATGTGACCGATAGGCCCTTGTACTCGGGCATGGATGCCCCCTATCCGAATAGCGATACGAGGTCGTCGTTGGTCGCAAGCCTCACGCCGTCCTCGCGGTCCTTGTCCGGCACGTGCCAAGAGGACACGATGCCCACGTACCTGCGGTAGTCCCGGAGGCTCATGTGCCATGCCTCCGTGTAGCTGAACCCAATAGACATGAGGGATGCCACCTTGGCCTCTGCGGGCCACGTCTCGGCCTCAGCCGTCGGCTCGCTGCCATGCCTCCCCTTAGCCCTCGTCGGATGCAATAGCGTTTGCGAGTCCCTTTGTGAGACGAAAGGTGGCACCATCCCCGAGCTGGTGGATGATGGTCTGGTAGGCCTCGCTCATCTCGAAGAACGAGACGGAGGCGTGCAGGACCCAGTCCTGCCACTGGTCGTATGTCATGTCGGTGGAGCCAGCGGCCCTAGCCATCGCCCAGACGAAGTCAAGCAGGTGCTCGATCATCTCCGTGTCGAGCGCGTTAGCGCCCTTGACCTTGCGGAAGCCGCTCTCCGCCTCGTCGTCCGGCTCTAGGTGGTCCTCCTGATGCTGCATGAGCGCCATCATGTCCTCGGCGAGCGCGCCGCGATACGGTGCCTTGAGCTTGCCGAAGAACTCGTCAGCGTACACCTTGCACGCCCCCAGAGAGGACTCCACGAGGAGGTCGGTGCCTGCGATGGTGACGATTGCCTGATTGTCCTGCATGCTTCTCCCATCAGCCCGTGCGGGCGCTTGGTCGGCCCCGTGCGGGGCGCTGCACTGTCATGAAAAAAGGAGGGACGGCCCGTGCGGGCCGTCCCCGGTTCCGCCTAGCCCGCGGGGATGAGGGGTACCTTGGTGAAGAAGGTGGCGAAGTCGTCGTCTCCGGTCTTGCAGACGTACTGCGTCTTCTTGACGCCACCGATGGCGAACGGGATTGCCGTGATGGTCGAGGTCTCCATGCCCTCGGTCACGGAGTCGGTGATGGTGGTGTCGGTGCGGGTCGGGACGGTGGCGGTGCAGTCGAACCAGCAGACGCGGCGCGCGCCGTCGTCGGTGTCAACCTCCCACATGAGGGCGAAGTGATTTGCCACGTCGTTGGGACCCTCGGAGATGCCGCCGCCCGTCTCCTTGGTCTGGCCAAGCACGTTGATGAGGAACTCCTCGGGGAACATCGCCATCTGCAGCTCGCCGCTCTTGCCAGTGGAAGCGGAGCGGGACCAGTACTTGACGTTGTCCTTGTAGATGTCGTTGTTGTCGCCGCCGGAGTTGGAGATGGTCATGGTGTCCGCGCCGGGCATGGCGACGGGTGTGCCGTGCTTCCCGGTCGTCGGGTCGATGACCGCGTAGTGCACGTTGGAAATGCCGAACTGAACCTTGGGCATGGTTCCTCCTTAAGGAAAAAGGCCCCTTGCGGGGCCTTGGTCACTCGGTGAGCGTGACGTAGTAGTACGTCACGACCGCCGGGCCGTTCTTGTCGATTGTGTGCGAGCGCTCCCAGCCGATGCCCATGTCGTCGAGCACGGCCTGCACCCGCTTTTCCAGCGGGACGTCGCGCGTCCTGCTGTAAAGCTCTATCTGGTACGGGACCAGCACGTAGTGCGTCCTGTTGTCCTTGTGGGTGTTCTCGGTGTCCAGAGGCATGAGCACGCCGTAGGGCAGCTCCGGTGCCTTCCTCGGTGCCCACTGCACCTGACAGAAGGGCACAACCTCCCTGAGCGCCGCCAGAACGTCCCTCACGTCTCGGCTAGCCACTCTTCAACCCCCTGAGATACGCGGCCCCGGCCTCGTAGGCCTTGGCGATGTGCTTGTCGCCCTTGGTGCGCCGCCCGGTCGGCCTGCCGAAGATGAACAGCATGTGCCCGTTCTCCAACAGGTGCGTGAGCGACGGCCTAGAGGCGTTGGCCACGGTCACCTTCACGTGGCCCTCCACGGGGCGATAGTGGTAGTCGGTCCAGCCCTTGGCGTAAGCGCCGGACGAGTGGCCCACGGGCGACAGGTTGCCGAGCACGTACTCGCCCCGGCGGTCCCGGAGCTTGTCCCTCGTGAGCCGCCCGGCCTTCCGCACGTCAGCGTCAAGCTGGTCCTCGGTCCTCGTGACGTGCCCTTGGCACATCTCCATCAGCGTGGAGTAGAAGTCGTTGACGTCACAGCGTACCGACGTCCCCATCCGCCACACCTCCGTATGCCGTAATGACCATCGTCTCCTGCGCGTAGGCCGTGGACCTCATGCGGTAGATCGGGTTGCCCTCCCCCGCCGGGTAGCGGATGGCGGCGACTCCCGCCTCCCAATCCTCGCGGCGAAGCTCGAACATGAGGATGCCGGAGGGTGCCTCGGTGCCCGTGCCACGGGTCGCGTCCTCGGCGAGTCGGAGCAGGTTCCCCTTAATCTGGTGCCACTCGAAGCTCTCTTGGAAGGCCCCCCACTCGTCCATCTCGCTGGACTGGACGCCTATCTCTAGGTCGAACAGGTAGAGGGACCTCGTGACGGTCACCTGCGCGTCCCACCTCGTGGGGCACACGGCGTCGTCGTAGGCGAAGGGCGTGCCGTAGGTGCGGTACCTCTCGCCGCGCACGGTGACGTGCGAGTCCATGAGGTCGTGCGGTGCCGCCTTGGGCCAGTAGAGCGTGAGCGTGAGCTGGTCGCCCTTGTATCGCGCTTGGCTGATGAAGCGGGTCTGGACGTCCTGCACCGTCTGGTCGGACAGGTCCGTAGGCGTCACCAGCACGTCGGGAACGTCGATGAGGGTGCCGTCCGCCTTCTCAAGCGTCACGGTCTCTCCCCTAAGCATCGAGCGCCTCCCGGTCCCTCATGCCGACACGGACCGTGGACACGCGCATCCTGCCGATTCCCAGAGCCTCCTTCTCGGACCTCGTGAGGTACGAGTCCCCGGAGGGGTTGGAGTACTGGTAGGTCTGCGAGAACACGCCTGCCGTCACGGTCTCCATGGCCACCGGGGCCGTGGGCAGTCCCCCGCCCGCGACGATGGACTGCATGGAGCGCCGGACCACGGAGCAGGTCACGGAGACCAGGGCCTGACGCTGCTCGTCGTATCCGTCCTCGCCCTCGTAGAGCAGGCGGACGTGGCTCCTGCGGAGCTGCAGCGCAATGTCGGCGGAGACGTCGAGTAGGCGCGTCTCGGCTAGCTGTATCTGGTCCTCGGTGAGTCCTGCCGCCTCGGGCCACCTCTTTCTGAGGTCGTCGAACGTGGCGAACGCCTGCATGGACTGCCTCCCTACTGGCCCGCCCCCTTGGGCTTGGCCTTACGCTCGCCCTTGACCTTGCCGAGCGACTCAAGCTCGCGCACCCGCGCGGCGGTACCCTCGAAGGTCTCGCCCGCCTCGTAGATGCGGAGCTTGGGGTCGTTCTTGTCGGCGAAGGGCGTGATAACCGTCGCCCTCATGGCTTAGGCCGAGTAGGCGATGGTGGTCTTGTAGATCTTGTCGAGGTAGTCGCAGAACGGGGTCATGGCGGAGACCGCGTAGGTCTGGAACGTCATGTTCTTGTAGGTCGGCTCGTGGTGGATGCCGATGTAGCCCGTCTCGTCGCTGACCTCGAAGCCGAAGCCCTCGGCCTCGTTGGCGCTCGCGTAGTAGAGGTGCAGGTTCTCGCGCGGCGTGGTGATGATGGTCCCGGCGGGAATGTCGGAGGCGAGCACCATGTCGTACATGCCAAGGAAGTCATGGATGTACTTCATGCCGAAGGACTCCTGCGTGGTGATGTTGGCGGTGCCGAGATACTTGGCAAGGTCAACGGGGTTGGCGAAGTACAGCGGGGAGGCCTCGGTGTCCTCGAAGTCGAGCTGCATCTGCGCCCAGATGTTGGCAAGGGTCTGCTGCAGGTTCGGGGCGGAGACGGCGGTATTGCCGCCCAGCTTGACAGCGCCGGTGCCGGTCTTGAGGAAGTTATAGAGGTCCGTGCGGAACTTCTTGTGAATGTCGGAGAGGAACTTCTTGTCGGTCTCCACGACGGCCTCGCGGTAGCTGTTGGCGCTGATGGCCTCAAGGGTCGTGGACTTGGCCCACTTGTTCCAGCCCAGAGAGACGATGTGCTCGCCGCTGCGGGTGTACTTGGACAGCGGAATGTCCTCGCCCTCGGCGACGGTGCCGGACTCAAGGGTGCCGGAGGTCTCGTAGTACTTGAGGGCGGTGTTGGGCGCGCGGCGGATGGGCTTGAACACGGCAAGCATCTCAACGAGCTTGCGAATGTCCTCGTCGAACGCGCGGACGAATTCGACGTCTGCCACCTTGGCGGCAACGTCGGTGGACTTGATGAGGTTGGCGTCTGCCATTTCTTTCTCCCTAGAACAGGTCGATGTGCTCGACTATTGCCTTGATGCGTTCGTCCTCGTTCTCGATAGCGAGAATCGATTCCTTGGTGGCTACCGGGGCTGGCGGCTCGCCACCGTCGGGGACGCGGCCATAATTCGAGAATCCAGCGCGAAGGAGCTGGTCGGCGTGCGCCTGCATCTCCTCCTTGGTGGACCCCCTGAGCACGGAGGCGGGGACATGGGTCGTCTGCTCGACCTCTGCGGCCCAGCGGCGCACCTCGTCGGCGTGCTTTAGCTGGTCCCTCTCGGCCTTCACGGCCTCGAACTCCTCGGTGAGGCGCTCTAGCTCGCTCTTGCCCTCCTGCTCGTGCTGGTCCCACTTGTCGGCCTTGGCCTTAAGCTCGTCCGCCTCCTTGCGGTTCGCCTTGGACCGGGCCTCCCACTTCTTCGCCTCGGCCTTCCAGTCGGTCGTGTCGACGTGCGTCTCCTCGGCCTCGGGGGTCTCGACGTTCTCGGTGGTCTCTTCTGCCATCTCTGGCTCCTTTCGCCCGTGCGGGCAGTAGGTTCGCCCCGTGCGGGGCCGTGTCGCATGCTTTCTGTCGCATGCAGCCGATATGAAAGGAGGCCCCGGAGGGCCTCGAATCACTGAGTTTGGTCTTGTGCTGTCACCACTCGGTGCGGCCTATGGTCTCCTGCATGGCTGCGAGCTTCGCGGCCCTCTTGTCCGCCGCGCTGCCCTTGCCCTCGGAGATTCCCTTCCACGTCTGCCATAGGTCGTACATGGCCTCGCGGTCGTACCCGGCAAGCTCGGTGTCCTGAACCCACGAGCTGCCCATTGAGTTGGTGGCCCCGTCCTCGTAGTGGCCGATGCCGGGGACCACGATGCAGTCGCAGCCACGGTGCACGTGGCCCTCGTAGCCCTGAGCCGACTCCTCGCTGACGTACACGAACCCTCGGGATGCGAGCATGAGGCAGAAGTCGCACGTCTCCTCGCCCTGCGGGACACGCGCCCACCTGATCTGCCTGCCGCCCCCGGCCCTGCCGCCTCGGTAGGCCCAGCGGGCGCGGCCCGAACCCTTGCGGAACGTGTAGCGGCCCCCGTCGCAGTAGAGGCCGGACTGCGCGAGCATGGTCCTGTTGCCGCCTTGGTACACGAGGTGGCCCACGCTGTGGCTGACCTGCGTGATGAATCCGTCCCAATCGTCGGACTTGAGCTTGCCGGACTGGTAGCGGGCAATGCGGTCAACCTCGCGCAGCGAGTAGATGCCGCTCGGCATGGTCCCGGTCACCCGGAGTCCCTCGGCAATCATGACCTCGTCGAAGAAGTCGAGCGCGGCAGCAGCCGACTGGCTACCGTAGGCCTCTAGGCTTGCGGCTATGATCTCCTTCGCGGCCTCACGACACGAGGCCACCGTTTCCCTGCCCCGAAGGCGGGACAAGGCCTTCGACGAGCTGGCCTCCGCCTGCCGTCGCGCCTCCGCCAGAGCCTCGCTGTAGCGGTGCAGCGCCTCCATCGGTATCGTTGCCACCTATGCCTCCAAGAACGAAGCCCCGGCCCTCAAGCCGCCTCTTCTGGGCGAGCATGGAGAAGCGCACCTCCTCGGGCACGCCGAACCCGGTAAGGAACTCCTCGGTCTCGGTGACCCACGGGGCCACGCTTGCGAGCTTGGTCCACCTGTCGGCCTCCGCCGCCCGGTTGGGCATGGCCGGGTCTCCCCAGCGGACGTGCACGCCGTACTCGTCCTCGCTGAGTGATTCGAGCGAGCGCCCCGGCCCGTCGTCAATCGCAAGGGCCATCATGGCCACGTTGCGAAGCGCCTGCCCGTTGGTCTTGTTCATGCGCTCCACGAGCTGCACCATGTCGCGCTCGGCGTTCTCCATCGCCTCGGCGCTCGCGGGCTGGTCGTGGATGATGCCAAGAGAGGTGATGGGGATGCTGGTCTCGCCGGAGAACTCCGCCGCTAGGCTGCGGGAGTAGTCGGTGAGTGGCTGCATGGTCCCCTGCGGGAGCTGCCCGAACTTCGGCACGTCGCCGTCCTCGTCCTTCCCGGCAAGGAAGATGTTGCCCATGTAGGACTCGTAGCGGTCCATGTCGAAGGCCTCGTCGGTGGCACCGAGAAGGAACTTCTGCGGGGTCGTGAAGATCTCGGCCCCGACCTCGGAGCGCATGTCGTTGCGCAGCTTGCGCATGACTATGCTCATGACGGCCCTCGTGATGCGGCTCTGCCCCAGAGGGCGGGTCACGGAGGGCTGGAACACCATAGGCTCGATGAGCGGGCGTCCCATCGGGTTCTTCTCCGCCCTAGCGTGCCAGTGGATGTTGTCGTCGTCGAGGGTCAGGACGATGGTCGCGTCGTCGGTGTAGAGGTTCACGGCGCACGGCGTCATGGTGTAGGAGCGCGGCCAGAGCGGGCGGGTGTCGATGATGGCCATGCCGTCGCGGACCCGTTCGAGCCTGCCGTCCCACTCGACGGCGCTCGTCTCCGCGCTGTGCGTCTTGATCTGCACCTTGGAGCGCCCGACCTCCGCGCGGGAGAGTGTCCAGCACATGAGGCCGTGCGTAAGCTCCGACTGCGAGGCCATGTCGTACTTGGCCCCGAAGGAGTTGTCGCGCATGATTCTGAGCAGCGCGTCCGACGGCCTGCCACTCTCGAAGGTCCAGCCGTCGATGCGGGACCTCTCGGCGGGCATGCAGACGGCCTTCCTCGGCCAGCCGCACGAGGCGTCGAGCTTCCGCACCATCTCGTCGCTGAGCGCGATGCCGATGTTCTTCACGTTCACGTGCATCTCGAAGAAGTCGCGGCGGAGGCGGTTCCGCTCCAACCGGGCGTCCCAGATGCGGACGAGACGATACAGCGCGTCGCGCTGCTCTTGGGTGATCTCGCCGTCCGCCTCCACGACTGACGCCGTGAAGAGCGAGTTTGTACTAGCCAACCCTTAGCCTCCTTCCTGCGTTGCGCTTCGTCGTGAGCGCCCCGAACAGCGCGAGCGAGCACGCCTCTATCGGCGTCGGGTCCTCGCCCGAGAACCCCCATGCGCCGCTCTTGCCTATGTCTCGCCTCTCCGCCCTGAGCGCGGAGAGGTCCAGCCGCTCCTGACCCACGAGGTGGGCCACCTTGTGGGTGTCGATTCGCTGCTTGAGCATCGATGCCGCCGTGGCCACGTTGCCCGGCGACGGGTTGACGATTCCCCTCTTGGGGAACCTCTTGTTGCGCACCAGCTCGTTGGTGAGTGCCCCGGAGCCATAGGCCCCGTCTATCACCACGCACGAGCCGACGTCCCGGCGGGCCTCCAACCAGTCGGCCAGCCAGTTCACGCCCTCCCTGCCGGGCCTCACGTCGATGAGGTCCACGAGGGGCGGCAGCGTGTCGTCGTTGGGCTTGACGCAGACGGCCAGCGTCGCCAGTGACCCGTCAACGGCGAACTTGATTCCGTATGTGACCTTGCACAGCCCCGGGTCGCGGTATCTCTCGTCCTGAGAGAGCGTGGCCGGGTCCGCAGCGCAGGAGCGCCAGTCGTCCTTCGATATGAGGGAGGTCTGCGAGAGCCTGAGCCACCAGTTGAGGCGCTCCCGCGCGAAGCCGTCCTTGGTCTGCGTGGCGAACTCTGAGGCGGTGAAGTCCTCGTCGAGCGTCACGCCCATGGAGGGGTTGGTCTGGTAGATGAGGTCGAGCACGTCCTCGAACGTCGCCGTCGCCTTTGGCGGCTCCTCAACGCTCCATGACCACCAGCAGCACGCGCGAAGCTCGCCGTTAAGCGCCTGCTCCCTGAGCTGCTGCATGACGGTGCCGGGGCTGTTGGGCGGCGTTGGCGTCCCGGTGTAGATGATCTGCCTCGTCCCGGTGGACGATGCCGCAAGCGTGGGGAGGATTGCGTTGACCTGCTCGTCGGTAAGCTCCTGAGCCTCGTCGAACACGACGACCTGAATGTCGTCGAAGCCTCGCGCCGCCTGACGCGAGCGTGCCGAGAACTCGATTACGCCGCCGTTGGTAAGCTCGATGGACTCCTGACCGTTCGTGCGCCTGATGCGCTTGACCATCTCCTTTAGCTCCGGGCGGGCGTCCGGCCCGTCGAAGTAGGAGCACACGCGGTTGAAGGCCTTCATGGAGGTCTTGACCTCGTGGGCGGTGTGGAGCACGTGCCACCCGAGAATGACGGCGACGGTAAGCTCGAATATCTCTATGCAGTAGTTCTTGCCGTTCTGTCGCGGCACGTCAAGCCCGATGGTGATTGCGATTGGGCGTCCCTGCTCGTCGCGGGAGAGCCAGTCGTCGAGCACGTCGCGCTGCCACGGCATGAGAGGGGAAGCGTAGGCGTTGGCTAGGTCGTTCGCCGCGTCCCCGTAGGTGTGGTGCCACGGCGGGCACACGCGCCTAGTGGGACGTTGGCTTCCTGTCCGGCGCGTCCGCGTAGCGGGCAAGGACGTTTCCGACAATGGTTTCCTCCCTGCTCGCGTCCGACCTCTCTATGGGCTTGCCGTCCCCGGTCTGCCCCAGATACTCCTTGCCCATGGCAAGCAGCATCGAGCGGTCGCCGTTCCTCATGGCGTCGAACTGCGCCAGCCGGACAAGCGCACGGCCAGCCGCGCGGCACCTCTCGACGATCTGCTCGTAGGTGGGCGTCTCGTCGAACCTGTCGGAGAAGTGGTAGATGCAAAGGCGCTCGAACTCGGAGTCGGTGATGCCCATGTAGGCAGCGGCCTCCGACGTCTCGCAGAACTCGCTGAGGAGGTGCCAAGCGCGGTCGACCTCCTCCTGACCCCATACGGCCATGAGCGCCCCCCTAGTAGTCCATGAGCTTGGCCACGCCTCCCGGCTGCGGCTTCCTCTCGTCGTCGGGCAGACCCTGCCATCCGAGCTTGTCGCGCTTCTGCAGGTTGCAGGTGCGGCAGAGAACTTGGACGTTCCTCGGGTCGATGCACGCCCGCTTCCTAAGCTCCTGCGGCAGCTTCGAGACCGGGATGATCTCGTCAAGCTCCGCGCTGTTCGGCTGGTATGGGTGCTCCCAATCGAGCACGCAGCCGCAACGGGGGTTCTGGCAGTGGTCTATGCCGCTGCGCCTGAGACGGTCCCTGAGCTTCCGGCGGGCGTTGCCGTTCCAGTAGCGGTTAACGTTGGGCATCGAAACCCTCAACCTCAACTTTAGGGTTTTGGAAACAGAAGAAGCGCTCCTTTTGATTCCGGGGTTCGGCGCAACTTCGTTGCCGCCTCACGGGAGGCGTCTGGGAATCAACGTTCCCGGATTATACCGTTATCACATCGGAGGGCCACCAACCACTGTCACGGCCAACCAATGCGTGTCAGACCGTGTCACACCCTGTCAAACCCTGTCACGCCCTGTCAAATCGCAGGTAGATTGTTGACTTTTGCCCCGTTTTGTGATTCGGGGGGAGATTGGCGCA